GATCTTCTTGAACTGCTCGCTTACGTCGCCGATCGCGCCGAACAGATCCCCCGCCATGCCGGAGAACTGTCCGAAGAACTCGCTTGCAGCCATCCAAGCATTTCCCCAGTCCACAACGCTCTTCGTATTGGTCTGAACGGCATCTTCGAGCTTGACAACCTTCTCCGTCACGAATCCGACCTGCGTTCCGACCTCGTCTCCGCGACCGGCCGCCTCTTTCAAAGCCTCGCCGAGCATGTCTAAGCCTTCGGCGGAGAGCTTGCCCGTAGCATACAGCTCCCTAAGCTTGGTGATCAGGGTGACCAGCTCTTTGTCGTTGAGCCGAGTCATGTCGTTTCCAAAGGCCTTAACCGCGTCCTGGATCTCTCTGAACTCCTTCCCCACGTCCTTCAATGTGGGTCCAAGCAGTCCCATGATCTTATCGTTGTACGCGAAAGCCTCATTGAGCTTCTTCACCTCTTCTGCGATCTCATTCTTCCTGAAGTCGTCAAGCTCCTTGTTCAGCTTCCTCTGCTCGCGTTCCCAGTTCTTAGCCCCCTTTCCGGCCTCGTCCATTGACTTCGCAATTGCAATCGTCTCCTTCGCCAGGGCCAGGTCTGCCATCTTCAGCGGGGTGCCTTCGCGGCCCAGGAGCTTCGTCGCCTTCTCCAGCATCTCGATGTTCTTCTGCTGCTGGATCATTCCCTTGATGTCGAGGGCGACCGCCTTGCTCTTATCCTCGACTGCACGGCCGAGTGCGATTGTCTCCGCACGCAGCGCCTTGGCCTTGGCCTCCGACGCAACCATCGCTGCTTGCCACTTCTGCATGCCTGCGGCGGTTGCGTCAAACTGCGACGAGTCGAGGCCCTTCGTAATTGCGGCGACGCTTCCTCCCCCTCGATTCAGGCTGTTAATGGCTTCGCTCATACCGTTGAACTTGACAATGAGGTTCCCGACGATCAAGTCTAGGCCTGTCGCCTCAACGATCCATTTGGTCAGGTAGTACGTCGCGAAGCCGACAGCGACCGCACTCATGGTAACCGTCAAGGCTCCCATCACCGTAGTTAGAGCCAAGGTCCCAGATGTCAAACCAACCTCGGCAACCAACGCCCCTCGCATGGATACGATCCACGGAAGATTCGCCGCACTCTGCAACACGGTTGCGATGGTCAGCTTTCCGAGATTCGCCGTCTGGATGATTGTGACGTTCCCGAGCAGCGTCAGCGTCATCTGCACCGTACCTAGAGCCGTCGACATCATCCCCAAGCCTCGAACGATTCCTGCAAGTGACAAGATTATCGGACCGATGCTCGCCGCCGCCCCCGCCAGGCCCATGAGCCAAAGCTTCTGACTGTTCGTCATGGCCTTGAAAGCTTCCATCACCGCCTTAAGAACGGGGATGAGCTTCATGAACAGGGTGATCCCTTCTTTGACCACTGGAAGCATGACCATCCCGAAGTCCCTCATGATGAAGCTGAGCTCATCCTTCAGGGTGCTCATCATCCCCGACATCGTCTTCGACTGGGCCTCCATCATCCCGCCGAACTTCTTCGTCATCCCCTCCATGATTGCGCCGATGGCAAAGTTCGCGTCGATGGCTCCTTTCTCCGCCATCTTCATCGCTTCGGGGATCGTCTTTCCGATCTTGTCTGCAAGGAACTGCCAAGCCGGGATCCCAGCCTCCGCCAGCTGACGAATTTCGCCGCCTGCCACCTTCCCTAGGGTCTTCATCTGCCCTAGAGCCAGGGTGATCCGGTTGATAAGTTCGGAGCCGCCTCCAAGACCCGCTGCGGCGTCGCCGACGGCCCGAAGAGTTGGAATCAAGTCTTTCGCTTCAAACCCAAGCGCAAGCAGACGCTTCGACGCCGTGGTCAGGTCGTCGAACTGAAACGGTGTTGCTGCCGCAAAGGCGCTGAGCTCGTCAAGAAAGACCTTAGCCTTCTCTCCCGAGCCCAGCATTGTGGTGAATGCGATGTTCGTCTGTTCGAAGCTCCCTGCCAGTCCGATGGCAGAGTACGCAGCAGCGCCGAGGCCGGCCGTTATCGCGCTCATGGCGACTCCGACGCCAGTCATCCGGCTGGAGAAAGCAGAGAGATTGTTGCCGAGTCTGGTCAGGTTGTCGTCGGCCTCTGTAAGCTGACGGGTGAAGCTCACTAGAGGAGCTGTGAACCTGTCCTCTAGCATCAGAACGCCGCGGATCGTTCCGAGGTCTGCCAAATCTAGTCTCCCTTCTCTCGCCGGCCCGGCGCCGACTGTTTCGAATCGTCCGTCAACGTCACCGCAAGAGCCTTCATGGCTTGCCAGGATCTACGAATCGGAGTTGCGGCCTTCTTCGGTCTGTTGTTGTCGCCGAATCTGGGCAGGCAGTCGTCGATCGTAAACGGCTCCTTCCGCTTCTTCCGATCACGGTTCACGTTGTAGATTGCCTGCGCTACACTCACAACCACCTGCTCCAATCGTTCCGGCTCAAACGGCTCCAGCTCCGAAAAGACGACCCACTCCAACAGCTGCTCTGAACTGATTTCTCGAAGCATCTGGTCTACATTTACGCGCCCCAGATGCAGCGCGAGACGGTACGCAAACCTTCTCGTACCGCCCCGCGCTAGTCGTTTTTTACCGCCTGCTTGAGCTCACCCTCCATTCCGTTGATCCGCATTGCGACCTGTGCGAGGCGAAAAATCGCGGAGAAGCTCTTCCTCGACAGGAGTGCAACCTCCTCCGGCGTGTCCCCGAACAGGACCTTTCCGGTCGTGGGGTCGATGGCGGTCGCCGCAACCACCCGGGTCGCGGAATCGGCGTCGTTGGCCTTGGACGTGACGAAGGCGGAAGCCTCTGCCCCGCTCATCTGCCGAAGCCGCACGACGCAGCCTCCCCACTCCGGCATCTCAACGTCTTCGTACTTCAGATCGTCACAGGCGAGGATTTCCTCTTTCGAGAAAAACCGAACGACCTTGGGCGTCTCAGGAGTCTTCGCGGAAGAAGTCATAGTTCGTCCTTTCTTTTTCTTGCGGCGTCTACGTGATGGTGAACACGTTCGTCGGGCGGATCGTCACATCGGCCACCAGCCCGTCGTCGACGGGAGCCGACGGTCCGATGTTGGTGACGTAGCCGGAGAAGGTCCAGACGGTGCCGTCCGGATACGTCACGCGGTAGATGTCCCGACTTCCGTCGAGCCAGCTCTTCTGGAGGCCGGTCAGCTCGTCGTGCGTCGCGTTCTGCGGAACGAATCCGATCTGGAACTGCATCTCGCCCTTCCGCCGGATCCCGACGACGAAGGTTTCCTCCGCCTCGTTGTGCGAGGTCGTTTCGATCGGGTTCCGAGTCAGCGACGGGGGTGAGATGTCCCGAAGCTCTCCGATCGTGATGAAGTTCCCCGCACCGGCCAGCTTGAAGGCGATCAGGGTTCCTTGTGCGCTCATTGCATCGGACATTTATTCTCTCCTTTTTACCAGTAGACGAAACGGTTACGGACGGTCGCGAGTGCGTCGTAGGCTGCTCGAGCCATTAGCCGAGCAGTTGCGTAGTCAGCTGCACGAACTGTCACGGTTGCTCCTGCGTTTGCGTAGGCGGGGCTGGGGAAAGAGTTCTGCGTTCGGAGCGAAGCCGACCCCGCGCTATCCTGGATGTGCAGGTACGGACCTCCCCCTGTTGGAAGGTAGGCCTCTTGTGCGGCGAAGATGTTCGTGTCGACGACGCCAACGCCGGCACTCGTCAAAATTGTCATGAGCTCTTCGAGAAACCGATTCGATGGCCTCTTGAGTGCGGTGAGGCTGAATGCGCAGCGCTCTCGCCCCGTCGCATCCGGCCCCTTGTCATACGGCTCTGACAACACACGAATCTGCTGATACCAGACACCGTTCGAAAGCCCTGCGGCTGCGCTGGAGCCGGCGGCCTCCGCCACTCCCTGATCTCTGCTGGAGCCGACGCCTGCGTTGGAGCTGAGTCCGAACGAAAGCCCCTGGCCTGCAGCCGTCAACGTCCCAACCGCCGTAACCTCTTTTGTCGCTCCGAAGGCCTGAGCGAGACCATCGGAGGTCGGAGGGGGGTAAGGCAGCGTAAAACCATACTTCACCGCCAGGTAGGTCTCTACCTGCTGCCGCTCGACTTCAGTCAGCACGTAGTTGAAGAAGATGACCTCAGCCAAGTCCCCGCGAAGATGGTTCTCAGAAACCGCCAAATCACGGTGCGAGCCGATGTTCATTACGCCTGTCAGGTTTGTGACACTATGGGCGTTCGAAGTCGCCTGCATGGACGCTGTTCGAGTGTCCGTCGTTCCGGAGTAGAGCGTGTTCCCGGCATGCAGGTACGTGTGGATAAACCACTCTCCAAGCGTGATCGCTTTTTCGGCTACGTCTCCTCCTGCCGAGCCGTCCCACAACCAAGACAGAACGCTCGGCGTAGCGCTCTTAAACACGAGACCGTTGTACCGGTTTTGGTCTCCCCACGCAGCGTTGTTTTCCCAGGGGTTTGCTGCATTCGTCGTGATGCTGGTCGGCTTCACCACCGTGAACACAGTTCCTGCACCAGCCGTCATCACCTGCGACAGAATTGCGTTGCCCCAGAGCACGTCGTCGGGACCAAATCGCACGACGCTGTGCCCGTTAAGCTCGGATGTCTGAAGTGTTGGCCGCTTAGCCGCGTTCGCGTTCGTCACGGAAAGACCCAGCGTTCCATCGTCGGACCATGTCACGACAGGATCTCCGTCAGAGCCGACGAGAGTTCCCCCCATGAACCACCACGTCGGCTGTGTTGGAAGTCCTGGGAAACTCATTGCATGACCTCTTCCAGGATGCTGGCCTGAACTCCGGCGATTCCCTCTTCAAGCGGCTGGGAGAGATAATGCCATTGGCCATGCACATGATACCGCTTGATCTCGTGCACTGCTTCCGCGTAGGATGCCGCCGGGCCTCCAAAAGACAGCGCAGCGCTGATGACGAGTGGATTCGGATCAGGCGTAACCCTTCCCGTGCTTGCGAGGTTTCCAGTCTTGACCGGAACAAAGTCTTCCTTGCTCCGTGTCATGATCCCTTCGCATCCTCGCACAAGGCCCCGCTTCGCCTTCGTCGGGAAGGCCGTTGCAAGCGCTCGAACTGCTGCCTGCATCTCCTTTAGGCCTGTGACGGTTAGCTGCATGCCTTCAACCTTTCCGGAGCACGTGCAAATTCAAGCTCCTCGACAACACGCACTCCGATATTCTCCCAGCGAAAGCGGGCCTGCTGGACGCGCGCGACGCCCTCTCGACCCAGCTTCAGACGGACTTCGGAGTCCTGGTAGAGGGTCTGCAGCGTCTCGATGAACCGGTCTCGGTCTGCCACGCCCCCAATCGTGTTGATGTTGCCGTGGGTTGCAATGGTCGACGTGCACGGCACCTGCGCTGCTGCCCCCTCCGTCCACTCCCCAAGCGCGGACCACTTCGGAACGATTTGCGGAATGCCGCAGGCCATCCCTTCCATCGTCGGCAGGCCCCAACCTTCGCCTTGCGTCGTGGTCGCCATGACGTCGAAGGCGGCATACATTCGCGCGAGCGCCTCTTCCGAGATGCCGTAGCCGACTTCCGGCTCGACGAGAATCACCCGGTTGGGAATTCCGTAGTACCGAGCCAGCTGCTCGATGTTGAAGCCGACGTCGCCTGTCGGCGCAACGTGAAGCATGAGATAGGCGTTGTCGATGGCATGTCCCTTGACCCACTCCGCAAAGTAGGCCAGGAGCAGGTCCAGACGCTTTCGGGGCTGATTCCGATTGACGTTTCCAACAATGTACGCGTCCTTCGGAAGCCGGTCGCCGAAAAGGAGCTGACGCATCTCCGCACGGTCTTGCACTTTGTAGATGGTCAGGTCGACGCCAAGCGGTACGACCGCCGAGGTCCCTGTGTAGCCGCCGGCATGTGCCTCCTTCCGTGCAAACTCGGTCCAGAAAAGGCCATGCGCCAAGCCGTTCAGTCCGAGCCCCTGACAGTTTTTGCCGTCGACCGCAACAAAGCCGACAGTCGGAACGTCGCCCAGACGCTTCAGGTAGGCTGGAATGTTCCAGGGGTCGTTCTGCACCACGACTAGCTCTGGTTTCCAGTGCGACGCGATTTCGGCAGTTCGACGGATCCCGAATGCGTCGCCCCCCGATGCTGCAGCCGGATAGATCGGATACGGGTACGGATGCGGATCTCCAGGGTAGTTGATTCCAAGCACCGCCACATCCCAGGTCTTTCGAACCGTCTCCAGGATCTTATGCGTGGCCCGAGCGAACCCTGAGCTTACGACGGCATCTCCGATCCAGAGAAGCTTACGCGGCATCCTTCTTCCTCCTCCACGTTTCCGGCACGTTGTAGGCCCGCACCTGGATTTCATTCCACACCGCGATCAGGGTCCGTCGAAACGGTGTGACTGAAAAGATGCCGAACACGATTCCCGCTCCTGCAGCAGCGCCGATGGTCAAACCTGCAAGAAACAGGACCACGAGAGTTTTCCAAAAGTAGAGGCACGCTGTCGCGACGGCCACGACAACGCCCATTGCGAGGCGTCTCATCAGCGAAGGTCCTCCGCCAGGCGCGCGAGGAACGCGTCATCGTCCACCGTGCGGGCATTCACAGCGCCCACGAAGGGCAGCACCCGGGTGCCCAGTTCCGACGCGGGCCACGTCTGCACGCGCGCCGCGTCCGGGATCACAAGCGGAGCCGGGAGCGTGGAGCGCAGGTCTGTTGCCACCCCGGGCGGGGTGACGTTGTCGCTGGCGTAGACCGTCGTCGCCCCGTCGTCCCCGCGGCCCGGGCTCGTCCCGTAGACGACGGCCCACGTCACGCGCGAGTTGGTGCCGGCGAGCCAGACGTTGCCGACCACGTTGGCCGCGACCGCGCCCTCGCCAGCGTCGGCCCGGAAGCGCGTCCCCGCGATGCCCCAGGAGGACACCACGTTGTTGACCATGTCCAGGAGCTGCGTCGGCATGCGGACCTGGGGGTTGCGCTCCTCTCCGGAGTAGACGTTGTGGGCCACGGTGAGCCGCGCCTTGACCGCGCTCGCGTTCGGCCCGGAGATGCTCTGCACCTTATTCCCTCGCAACATGTTCCAGGTGAAGGAGATGTCTTCGACCGCGCCATGAATGTCGAAGGCGGAGTCCGAGCCGCTGCGAGGAGCGAAGGTGCAATGGTCGATCACGACCCTGGTCAGCTTGCGATCTGGGTTCGTGTCTGCATCGATCAGGGCCGAGTAGTGGTCGGCGAATCTGATACCGCGGAGGATCACATCGTCGGCGCCGGCCGTAATGATGAAGTGCCGTCCGCTCTCCCCTGAGCCTGCGAGGCCTGAGAAGTCCAACGTGATCCCAGGAGGCGGGACCGCAGTTGCGTCAGCGGTCAGAAACGGTGCGCGGATGACGATCGGCGAAAGAACGCTAATGGTTCCGCCGAGGGCTGCCAGACCTGCAAAGCGTACGCGTCGAATGCCTGGCGCCTCTAGGCAGGCTCGAAGACTGCCTGGACCAACATCGTGGAGTCCGTTGACCTCGCAGCCGGCCGCGTCAGAGCCGCCCCCGTTCGTGACCGCCCCGAAGCCTTCGAGACCTGACGACGGCGGCTTCGGCGACGGGCTTGGCGACGGGCTCGGACACGGAGTCGCGGGCTGCGTCTCGGTCCGGCTGCAGGTCACGCCCGCGAGCGCCCATCCCAAGGGACAACACAGCGCCACGGGCGAGGGGGAGGGACTCGGCGACGGCGACGGCGATGGCGTCGGACTGGGGGTCGGAGACGGACTCGGACTGGGCGATGGACTTGGACTTGGACTTGGTCCTCCGCACGCGGGCAGCGCGGGCAAGGGAGACCCCGCCTGCGCCCGGAAGCGCTCGTAGACCGCGCGATGCCGGACGCACGGGGTCCCGGCCGGAAGGTCGAGGCTCACCTGCGGGGCCGCGCTCTGGATGTTGCTCCCGCCGGCTGCGGCGCCGTTCAGGAGCACCTGCGCCGCGCGGTTATTCGTGAGCGTCCAAGCGCCCGTGAACTCCATTCGCTGCGGCTTCGTGGTCGGGCACCCCCAACTTGCCGTTGTGCCGACGTTGCCCGTCGCCACGCATCCGTCGGGGCAGGCGTTCAGCGTCTTCATGTTCCGACAGCCATTCGGCCCGCTGCCGGCTGAGACGTTGCCCGTCACGGTCCACCGGTCGGGCGAAAAGTCCACATCGTCGTCCGCGTTGGCAAAGCTGACGTTGCTTTCCCACGTCCACCCGACGCAGCCGTGGACAGAACGCCCCGTGCTTACGTTGACCGCGCAATCCTTCGAGCTTCCCCAGCCGTCGGAGTTGCCCCCGCCGTCTGGGTCGCCGCTCACTGCCGGGACCCGGACCCAGTTGCCAGCCGCGTCGAGGTAGCGGCCATGGTGGTGGGCCAGGTTGCGGCGGAAGATGTTGCCCCGGGAGACTGCCGTGGCGCTCGCCGGCCCGCCCCCGATGCCGCCCCCATGGATGCCGCGCTCGATCTCGTTGTCTTCCACGACGTTGTCCGACCCGGAGACGCTGATGGCGCCGCGCCAGGTATCCCAGACGTGGAGGTTCCGCAGGACGTTCGCGTTGCCGGTCACGACTACGCCGAAAGTCCCGGCGCGCGTGATCTCGCACCCGTCCACCGTGTTGCTCGAGCCGGTCACCAGGAGGACAAAGGAGCGCTCGCTCCCGGTCGGGCCGGAATTGGTGACCCCGCTTCCGGTCGCCCAGGGCTCGGCCGTGCGCCGGCCGCGGAGCACGGCGCCGGGCTCGCACAGCATCGTGAGGCCCGACCGGCTCAGGGTGACGAAGTGCGCGGCCACGGCGCCGGGCGGCTGCTGATACACGCCCGCCTTGATGACGACCGTCGCCCCCGCCGGCGCCCCGTCAAGGGCCGCCTGGATGCTCTGCCCCGGAGTTACGATGACTGGCCCCTGTGCGAGCGCAGCCATGCCGACAACAACGATGCCTATTCCGATCACGACGCTCAGTCTCTTCATCAGAGTTCTCCTAGGAGCCATCCGCAATATCGCGGCCGACAGACAGCGTATCAAACACTTCCTTGCCGTTCGGAAAAGTCATCCGACCTCCCCCGTTGTCGATCACTTCGTACTCCATCAGGTGTTCGCCTACGACCAAGTCGCTTGTCCAGTCGCTTGCTACCCAGTCGTAACGAAGCAGCCCTTCTGCGTCCGTCCCGTGCTTCACCATCGGCCTGGAAACGACAGTCATGCCGTCGGCCCGAAGAATGTGCAGAAACCATTCTGTGGTTCCCGTGAGGTTGAAGGCGCTGAGGTCAGCATTCAACAACGCGACAACCAAACTGGGCTTGGTGTCGTGGAGCTTCAACGGAAAGGTTGCCATTGCGCCTACCCCCCAAGTCCAAGAGTGAAGACGACGTTTCCAGCAAAGATGATCGTGAACGTCCCCGTATCTGCTACAATCACCTCTGTGCCCAGGTCCCACCAGCAGAACAACGGATCGCTGGCTGCAGTGTCGTTGTACAAAACGACGTAGCGGAACGGACCAAACGACCCTCCGGCGGCTGTGAAGACCACGGTGACGCCCGACACCGACAACACACCCGCCGTCTGCGTTGCGTCGTTCTGTACGTCCGTCCCCCCGGCGGGGTAGCCGAAAGCGGCAGTAATCTCTGCAAGATCGGCCTTGAGTGCATCGGCTGAAGCAGACGGTGTCGCATCCGACAAGTAGACCTTGAACGTATGTCCTGCTGCATGAAACTGGTGCACAGCTTTTGCCAGGTCAAGCACGGCCACATTGAACAGGTTCAAGGCGGCCATCTTAGCGCATCGCCTTTCTTACGCCCATCAACGCATCTCCGATCGCGGGATCCACCACCTGGACCTGCTGAAGCCGATACAACGGAACCTTCCTAAGAACATCCCAGAGAGCCGAAGACGCACGCAGCATCTCTGCGGCGTCTGCAGCGGGCGCCTCGGTCGCCGGCGGCTCGGCAAAGCCTCGCAGACGTGCAGCATCAATCGGCTCGATTGTTCCAACAGACACTTTCACCATTTGATGTTTCCTTCCTTCTCTTCTCCTACGTCTCCCGG